GACAAGGGCCTCGCCACCGGCTGCGACATCATCAGCCGCGACGCCTATGCGCGCCTGAAGCTCCTGAGCAGGTGGGACAAGATCGACCAGCTCAGCGACGCAGAGCTCGACGAAATGGCGTGGGAGCTGAACATCCAGTGGTATGACAGCACCGCGCCCATCGCAGCCAAGCGGGCCGTCATCCGCAACAGCGACCGCGTCTACGCAAAACTCGGCACCCCCTACGCCGTGGAGCAGATCGTGGCCGACTACTTCGGCACCGGCGAGGTCAGGGAGTGGTATCAGTACGGCGGGCAGCCGCATCACTTCAAGGTGCTGAGCGACAACCCGAGCCTCGTCAACAGCAACCTCGACCTGTTCCTGAAGCTGCTGCGGACGGTCAAGCGCCGCAGCTCGTGGCTCGACGCGATCCTGATCTGCCTGACCGGCGAAATGTTCCTTTATTCCGGCATGGCCGTCAGGGATCACACCCAAGAGGTGCACGTCATGGGCAGCGACGAGATCCACATCTACCACGCGGCCGTCGTCCACGACAACAACCGCGAGACCGTCAGCATCGGCACCGACGCGGCGGTCATCTCAGACTAAGGAAAGGAGATAGACATGGCTGCATTTATCAACAACGACATCACCACCGCCGGCCTGATCGTTCTGGCGAAGGGCGTGGCCGGCCAGAAGATCAACTACACCAAGATCGTCCTCGGCGATGGCTACCTCGAGGAGGGCCAGACGCCCCGCACCCTCACCGGCGTGGTCAGCCCGAAGGCGACCGTCGACATCACGAAGCTGAAGATCAACGGCGACGGCACCGTGGCCGTCGGCGGCATCTTCACCAACGGCGACGAGACCGATGGCTTCTACTACCGCGAGCTCGGCCTTTATGCCGAAGATCCCGATCCCGAGGTCGGCGAGGTGCTGTACTGCTACGGCAACTGCGGCGATCTGGCCGAGTGGATCCCGCCCTCCGGCGGCGCCACCATCGTCGAGAAAACCATCGACATCGTCACCGCGATCGGCACGGCCACCAACGTGACCGCCTACATCCCCGCCGACGCCTACGCCACCAAAGAGGACTACGAGACCTACAAGGCCATCGCCCTCGGCGCGCAGGCTACGGCCGAGGAGGCTCTGGCTCTCGCCCGGCAGGCCATCGCAATCGCGCGGGCTGCCGAGGCATCGGCCAACGACCTGAGCAACGCGGTCGGCCAGAACACCAGCAAGATCGCAACGCTGTGGGACGCCGTTTTCAGCGACATCACAAGCAACCCGTTCCAGATCACATTCGCAGACTTAACAGGCATCACGCTGAAGTCTGGCGTCTGGAACGCTTCACTTCAAAGGCTCGAGTGCTGATGGGAAACTGCTACAACTACACCCCAATCCCACCGGCCGAAGCCTCCTGCATCATCGCGCACCTGTTCGTCGAGCTGGCCCTGCCCTGCTCCTGCTGCAAGCGGGAGGACGGCGTCATCGTCATTCAGGGCAAAACCTACGACGGCAGCAGCGCCCGCGTCACAATCAAAGGCGAGGAGGTGAGATACTACGGCAAGCAACGGACACTCGCGGCCATACGAGCGGGCCAATGTAGGTCGCCCGCCCTTCGGCCGTGACAAACTGCCCGAGATGCAGGTCATCACGGACGCCAAGGAGCTCGAGAAACACACCTACATCAAGACCAGAAACCCGGCCGTTTTCCCGAAGAAGGAGCGGCTCGGTCTGGCGCAGAGGATGATGAACGAGGCCAGCGACCTCGTCGCCGATCTGATGGAGGCCAACGATCTGCTCCTGACGGATCCCGAGGAGCGTGAGCTCAGGTATCGCGCGCAGCGGTCGGCGCTTCGCAACTGCCGAAAGCTGATCCACCATATCGAGCTCACGCATGAGATCCTCAGCGGCTTCAGCGATGACGCCTTTGCATACTGGGCGAAGATGGCGGCCGGCGTGAAGAACCAGACCGCCAAATGGTACAAAACGGATAAAGAGAGGGCCGCAAAGCTGGACGCACAGAAGCGTCACCAGTGAGGCGGCCCTCGGGGTATGCCTTGTTTTTTCGTGCCGGCTCGGCCAACAACGCCCGCAACGTCAACACCGATGGCACTCTGAACAGGAACAACGCCTACAACGGCAACAACGGCCTGCGCCCCGCTTCGATGGATCGCCCGACTTATTAACCGCCCGGAAACGGGAGGCGAACACTGTGCCCCATCATCCAAGGAAGGCATATCCCTCCCGCAGCCGCGGCCGTCTGACCGGCCCGGTCATGGGTAAACACAAGACCGCCGATGCTCCCGGCGGCGCACGCAAAGCGTGGCCGGAGCTATACACGGCGGGGAGACTTTTCAATGGAGAATATCGTAAACAGCACCATCGCGCTCTACAAAGCATACCGCAAAACCCGCTGCGGAAAGCGCGACAACCCGACCGCCATGCGCTACCGCATGGAGGCCATCGAGCGCACCGTCGCCCTCTCTGAGAGGCTCCAGCGGCGCGACTATTCCTTCGGGCCCTACTACCCCTTCAAGGTGTACGAGCCCAAGGAGCGGCTCGTCCTCGCCATCGACTTCGAGGGCAAAGTCGTCCAGCACTCGCTCTGCGACAACGTCCTCGAGCCGGCGTTCTCCCGGCGCTTTATCCGGGACAACTACGCCGGCCAGATCGGCAAAGGCACCCACGACGGCCTCGACCGTCTGGCTGCGGCCATGCGCCACTATTTCTTCAGCCGAAAGGCAGCAGACGAAGCAGCCCGCAAGGCTGCCAGCCTGCCGCCCCGGCCGATGAACGAGTGGGACTACGCCGACGGCTGGGTACTGAAGGGCGATTTTTCAAAGTTCTTTTACACCCTGCTCCATTCCTACTGTTACGAAACGGCCCGCCGGGCCCTGAAGTGGCTGAAGGATCCCGAGCTGATCGACTTCGCTGAGTGGCTGCTGTGGCTCATAATCGACAGCACGCCAGACCCCGGCATCCCGATCGGCAACCAGTCGAGCCAACTGCTCGCGCTGCTCTATCTGGACGCCTTCGACCACTGGCTGAGGGATGACCGCGGCCTCGTATATGGCAGGTACATGGACGACTTCTACATCATCCACAGCGACAAGCTGCTGCTCCGGCAGATACTCAAGGAGATCGAGGCGTACATCAAGCCGCTCGGCCTTCGGCTGAACGGCAAGACGCAGATCCTCCCGCTGAAGAACGGCATCGACTTCCTCGGTTTTCACACCTACCTCACGCAGACCGGCAAGGTCGTGAGAAAAGTGCGAGCCAAGAGCATCGACAACATGAAGCGCAAGATCCGCAAGTTCCGCGGGCTGGTGGACTCTGGCAAGATGACACTCGACAGCGTCGCGCAATCCTACGCGAGCTGGACGGGCCACATCTCACACGGCAACACCTACCACCTGCGGCAAAACATGGACGCCTATTTCTTCAGCTATTTCCCGGAGCTCAAACCATCACCGAAAGGAGACAACACTCATGGCCCAAAAACTGAGCAACCTCGCAAACAAGTCGAAGGTCAAGTTCGGCAGCCTGTACGGCAGCCCGATCATCTGGATCGTGTCCGATAAGAACCACGCAGGCTACCCCTCCAACAGCGTCACGCTCGTGACCAACCAGATCATCAAGATGCTGTGCTTCGACGCAACAGAACCGAGTAACGGCAACAGTGACCGCCACAGCTACGGCAACAACCGCTACATCTACTCGAACCTGCGCCAGTGGCTCAACAGCCCCGCGGCCGCCGGCCAGTGGTACACCGCACAGCACTCCGCAGACCAGACGCCGGACTCCTCCCACGTCTGGAACGGCGTCAACCCGTACAGTGGCCTCGCCGGTTTTCTGAACGCCTTCACCGCCAACGAGCGGGCGGCTCTGCTGAACACCACCATCACGGTCGGCAAGAGCTCCACAGACGGCGGCGGGACGGAGACCTGCACGGACAAGATCTTCCCCCTGTCCTGCACTGAGGTCGGCCTGAGCGGCGACCACGTCTGCGGCAGTAAGCTGGCGATCTTCAGCGACAACAACAGCCGCATCGCCACCGTGACGGCCTCCTGCGTCGCCAATTCCAACTATTCCAGCAACCCGGGCTCTGGTGCCGCGTGGTACTACTGGCTGCGGGACGCCT